CCACAAGATTAGCGGCAAAGGTTACTGCTCCGGCTGTGGTGTTGGTAACGGTGAATTTGTCAATGATGGTCTTGCAGTTGGTCGCGGTGTATTGTGTCGTCTGCGCGTTCTCGGCTTGCTTACGGGGAATGATGTTTTTAACAGTGACGGTCATGGTGTTCTCCTTACCAGGTAGGGATGTAGCGAGTAATGCCGTTATCATTGATGGCAACCCATTTTGTGGGATTGCCGGCAGCAGGGGCGTTGAGCAGCGTTCCGGCCGCAGCCGCCGCCCCATTGGTCAGCGTTGCGGTGGTTTCGAGCAGGATTGTTTGGTTGTTTTTTAGTTGAGCAGAAACTGTGCCGCCTGATATTGAGACGCGGTCGGCTTGTTGTTGTCCAAGTGTGCCGACTTGAATAGGCGGAGCTAAATTATCAGGTTGCAACAACTCGACCGCTGGCATGCCAATTGCTTCTTCCAAAGACACCGAAGCAGTAGGCGCTAAAGCAAGCAGTTCTAAAGCGTCGGCAATTCGCTGAAGGGCATCCAACGCCTGCTCTGCTCGCGCTTCAGCGTTGCCTGCTGCTATACTTACCTCATTGACAAAGTCAGGCGCTATGGCATCAACCGTCGAGAATAGCAGTTCGAATTGCTTGATTGACTGGTGGTCCTTGAGAAAAGCCGCCAGCTGATCACGCGTTAGATTAAGACGTCCGTTGGCCATGATTACACCGCCAACGCTTCAAGTCGCGCTTCAAGCCGCGCCACCGAGATAAACGCCTGACTGTCGCCGCGGAATCGCTGCATCCGCCAGTTGCGCATAGCGCCCTGTTGTAACCAGACAATGCGCTTGGCACGGTCGCCCTGCTTGCCGACCTTGACATATTTATCTTGACTCCACGTCTCGCCATCAACTGAATATGACGTGCTAATCTGCGGGTCAAGCCCGAAGGCGACGCGGCCGGTCAGGCAAATCAATTCGAGCTCATGGAAGATAGCGCCGCGACCTTCGTTGTAGATAATCAGCGTACCGAACTCCCAGCGCACAATCCCGCCATAATGGGAGGACACTTCGTCCGTCAAATAGCCGACATTTGAACTTGCTGGATCGCCGATCAGCCATTGGTCATAGCACCACACCAAATCCTTGGCACGATATGCCGAGAAGCCTTGGATGGCGCTGGTTAGATGAAACCATACCGGCTCGCCAAATACTTGAGACGCGGCGGCGTCATAGACAAGCGTCTGGTCAGGCAACCGCACCCACAAATGCTGGTGCGCTTTATCGTTGCGCGCCTCGAAAATGACGCTAGCAAGTTCGCTCTCAGAGTAGTCTGAAATTATCGTGTCAATTTCCCGCGTGCTGATTTTCACAGTGCTGGCGTTGCTTGCCAAGTAGATGGCCGGCGCTTCGTTTCTGCCGCTGCCAAGAAACGCGATGGTGTCGACAAACACGCAAGAGCAAAATGTTCCGAGCGATCCTTTTTGGATCTGCGCGCCTTCGATTCGCTGGAACGGGAAGAACTCGCCGCCAATGTTGTCGAACACTTCAATGGTGTTGCGGTTGATGGCGTAGACTTCGTTACGCAGCTTAAGAACGGCGTTGATCGGGTCTGGATCGGATTCTGAGCTGCCGTACTTCAGCGGATTGACTTGTGTCGGATTGTTGAGCTCCGTCACTATAAGGAACTCGCCATCTGTGGTCAAAAAATAACCATCAACCCAGCAGAAGTCGATTACCGTTCCAAGGTCAGGGTCAGTGACTTGTGTCAATACCGCGCCATCCCAGTAGAACAAGTTGCCACCTGACGCAATGGCCAGGCGATCAAAGGAATAGTCGAAGACGACTTGCCCAGTGCCGCCAACGTCGCCGAGTGTTGTTACCGTACCATCTGCGCCAACCGTCACAAGCTTGGTGCCCATGATCCGATGGCAGATGCCATTCCAATTGATGCCGCCTCGTGTAACTCCCGGACCGATGCCGTTGGCAATTAGGCCGTCAGCAGGGCGCAAGTAACCCTTGCTGATACCTTGCTCCTTTGGCACTGGTACCAGGTTGACGGGGTAGGATGTACGAAAGTCGGCCACCCCGTCAGTGTAGATGCCATTCAGGATTGGGACTTGCATATTATATAATCACCGTGCAGAGGGGAGTGCAATTTAGACGTGTGAGCCAGCCTTCAGGACATCAAACCATTTCTCAGCAGCCCAACAAACGCCAGCGTGATTCAGGTGGATGTACTGTAAATTGTCTGTTGCTCGCAGGCTCGTGTCAGTATCTGCAGAGAGGTCAGCCCCGACAAACGCGCCGGGCACAGCGGCGACAACCCCATCAGCGATCTGATGAATCTTGCCCCCCGCATCCCACTCAGATTCGGAAGCACCACTGATATAGCGAGCGGTCTTTCCGACGAACACTTTTGACGCTCCAGCCGCTTTAGATCGCGTCTGAATTTCGGCAGATGCTGAAATGATTTGCGCGACTGGGCGAGCGACTACCAAATCCTGCTGATGTCCAGCCGTGAAAGTCCATACCTCAACCCCTTGCGCGACAAGGGATGTAATCTTTGCAATCATCGGCGCGATGTAGGTGTTTGGGTCGTAGCCAGCGTCACCAAATACCTTGACTCGGCTATTTCCGGCGTCCCACCCACACCAGCTATCGGTAACAGACGAGCCGCCTTTTGCGAAATTGTGGGTAGATACTGTCCAGCCTGTACGAATGGCGATAGCTTCAGCCAGTTTTTGGAACATTGAGCACGGCTCAACATAAGGGGCGGTCGTTGTAATCGACTGGCTAGGCGTACCAAAAATACCTTGATGCCGCACATTGTTTGCCACATCGCTATTCAGAATTGCGGTTCCAGCCAACCGGGGCGCGACGCCGGTTCCACGTTCGTTCGACTGGCCATAGCCGATCACCAGCGCAAGTTTCTTACTCATTGATGTAGTCCTTGTCCGTCAGTAGAATGCGTGGATTATTGTTGAACTGCCAGTCCAGGAACCCAACATTACTGAACGCTACGCCAGCCGGCAAAACTGCAATCCTGAACGACTTAAAGCGTGCGGCCTTCGCTGCCGAGGCGGTCCAACCCGAGTCCGCTGGGATGTAACCAAATCCGAAATTGCGCTTCGTTGCTGGAATAGTCGAGCCAGCATTCATGGTCTGTACGCCGCTGTTTGTTCCCTGCTTCCCATTAACCCAAGCACTCAGGATTTTGGTAGCACCATCAACATGGATCGTGATGTTATGAAATGTGTCGGTGGCAAGAACGTCTTGTGTGACGGTTCCGCCAGCCACAGTCACCGGCTGAATCTGAATTGATTGTCCAGCCGTTCCGTTACCTTTGAAATTGAACATCAGCCGGCCCGGTAGTGTGGCATGCGTCGGACCGTATAAAACCACACCGAAGCCCTCGACAGTCGCGTCGCTATTCCCGAATAGCACGTTACTAGACGTTGTTGCGCCTACCGTTTTCACGCACGCCTGAACGAGCAGCGACTCACCGGCAGCCAAGTCCCAAGCCATCTTTTGCCAGTGGCAGGCAAGGGCCTTGCTGCTCGCCTGCCCGACTGAAAACGCCCCGACTTCTGTGTCGTAAAGCTCCGCGTCCGTGATTGCCCCGACATACTGAGCGTCATTGATGTTCTGCGAAAACCCCTTTAGCGCATTGGACTGACGAGGCGGCGCAGCAAAGAACAGTGCCTTATCAAACTGGCTTACTGGGATGCGCGTTTGCGCCAGGACATCAACACCCCCCGCCGATAATTCAATCCTCCCGGTGATAGGATCAGTTTCGTACCTGACAATATTACCTGCTACTGCTCTCATGTTAAAAGCCCTCCCCTTCCATGATGTGCAAGGAGGTTGCGCCAGCGGCAGTGACAAACGACACCTTGGAGGCGTCTTCTGACTTGCTGATGGTCACCTGCGAACCTGCGAGAATTGGGCAGTCAGCGACCGTCGCAGCAACCGAGGTAAAGCCGACGCGGACATAACAGGTCACCGAACCCAAGTTGGTCAGCATGAGCGTTTTACGGCCAGCACCAATTACCTGTTCAGCAGAAGCTACACCAGGCGCGACGGTTACACCAGAGCCGTAAGCGGGGGCGAAAGTCAGATTTTCCATAGCAGTGCTCCTAGGTTAGCCGACGCGGTACCACGTCTGGACCGTTGCGTCATATTTGAGACGGAAAAAGTCATCGGCACCAAGCGACGTCGGCTCGCCGGTTACTGCTACCGCGCCATTGCCATTGACAGTTAGCGCGGTGACTTGCTGAGTACAATTGACCAGCACCTCTTGCTTGTCAATTACATTGGCCACAGGTGGCAAAACAATCGTTCCAGCGGCGTAGCCAGCGGTCGGAGTCAGGATCAAATGCACATTATCACCCGCGGTCGTCGGCGCAATGGTGACGCTGAAGCCGCTTGCTGACGGTGCGGCATATTGCGTCTCGAACTGCGGCACGCCTGCGGAAGGGAATGTTAGATTCGCCTGCACATACGCCAACAGGGCACTTGCCGAAATCTTGCGGGCATCGCCGTTACTGGTGTCGAAGATCGGGAAGCTGTCACCAGCGGCCAATTGGTCGACTGCGGATAGTTGGTTGATTTGCGGCACGGTTTCGCCCCTATGAAAATTCTATTTCGCCATCTTGACCAGCCAGCAGCGGATCAACCGGCGGCGTCAGGAATGGCCCATCGTTTTTGCACCATGGCTTGTTCCCAGCGCCTGCAGGCATAGAGCCTGGCAACTGCTGTTCCATCGGCATGGCTGCGCGAGATAGCAGGTTGTCATAAGCCATCTTGGCGGTGGTTTTGGTGTCAGCTGAAACGGTTTTACCGAAGCTCGGCGCAAGGCGAATACCTAGGTTTAGATAAATCGCTTCGTTGGCTGAATCTGGAACGCTCGTTTCAGCATCGAGATCGCTATCTTGAGGGCTTGACGGAATTGGATAGCCGAGACGAATGCCTTTACTGTTCCATGTGGCCATCATGGAATCGAGCCGACGCAACGCCGATTCCATTTGCTCAGGGCTGAGGTCAAAGACATAAGACGCCAATCCAATTTCCTCAAAGGCTTGGACAACGAACTGACGCTTAGTCCAGCCCATGATTTACTCCTGTGCCCAAGGCGCGGAAACGGGCACAGGGGCGGCGATTGCTTGCTTGCCCTTACCTGCGGTCGCCTTAGGCGCGGAAACGGGCGCAGTGGCGGTTTCCGCCGGCGCAATCGCGTTCTTTTTCGCTTCAGCGTCAGGTACTGACGCAAACCAACCGTCTTTCAAGGCGGCGGCATGTTGTTCTTCGGTTTCAACCGACAAATGATCCGACGCGGAACGATAAACCAGACGAGGGAAGTCCATTATTTCTTTCCTTTCTTGGGCTTTGGTTTTTTCGCAACACTCATGGCGATAGCCACAGCCTGCTTTTGTGGCTTGCCGGCGTGCATTTCTCGCCGGATGTTCTCAGCGATAACTTTCTTGCTTGAACCCTTTTTGAGCGGCACGACTATCTCCTTGAAACTAGGCCGAGCGAACCCGGCCTAGTTGTTGGATTACGACAAACGGTAGGTGACGAAAGTGTTAGCTGCCGTTTTGCGGGTACGGAAGCGCCCGCTGGTGACGGTTGCAACCACGCCGCTACCGACCAACGTATGATCCGCAGCGGCGGTCACGGTGAAGGCGTTGGCACCGGTTGCGATTGCGGACCAGTCGAAAGACTCACCGATTGCGAGGTCAAGCGCGGCGTCCATAACGGTGCCGGTATCGACCGTGGCAGCAACAGCAGCAGCCGTGGTCGAAGTGACGATGCCGGCAGCCATCATTGCAGCAGTCAGCGTGCCGGTAGCGTTCAGAACGCCCGGGTCGCCTTGCAACTTGGTTTGGAGAACGGCATCCGTTACCGGGCCGACGCCAACCGCATACTCGACCGGAGCAGCACCGGCTTCGATGATGATGGTTGCACCGGAAGCGTAAGCGCCGAAGACCGTCTGCTCGTTCTCAACGGTGCCAAGAACGCTAACGGTCGCCGGAACGTTCGGATAACCGACTTCGCGGCTGACAATTGCGCTGCCTACGGTATAGACGGCAATGCTTTCGGTGGCGGGAACCGTAACTTCAGCACGGCCGAAGGGATAAACAATTTTGGAGCTCATGGCATTTCCTTTCAAGAATTGGATGATGAATAACAGGGGCCGAAGCCCCTGTTATTCACTTTAGGTCTGCGAGAACAACATGATGCCAGCCATTTCCGGCTGCTTGCAGCACACGCCAAAGCGAGTGTCAAGCCGGTACTTGGTGGTCATCGTGTTAATGTCGTAGAACTTCTGCCACACGAGTTCCAAGCCCTGATCGGTGCTGGCACGCATAACAGCAGGACCACCGTCGGTCGGCACGGCGTAGCGGCCGGGCAGAATTTCGATGGCATCTTTTTGCCAGAACGGATTGACCGCAGCCGCCACCGTATTAAGGAACACCAGCGCCGAGTTAGCGGCCTTGGTGTTGATAACGCAGTTTTGGTATTGCAGCTCGGCATCGGTGCCGCCTTGACCAGTAATCATCGGCGGGCTGATGGTCATGGTCGTGCCGGAATCAACCGAGATCACGCGGAACGTCTTTAGCTGCCCGGTGTCGCCCTTAGTAATGTGATGCACAGCATCCAGAGCGGCAACCGTGAAAGCATCGCCGGCCGCAACGTTTGCGGTAGAGGACACGGTGATCGTCTGGTAGCGGTTATCAACGTTGCTACGCTCGCCGGTGGTCGCAGTACGGGTAGCGACCGGAGTGTAGTAGTTGCCGCCTGCATCCAGCGTGCTCATGGTGATGCCAGCGCCGCCAGCAGCAGCAGCCAGACGATTGGCACAGTCGAGTTTGTAGGTCTCGAACGATGCAACGGTGCCGACATAGGCTCTTTCGTAGGCGGTGACGGGCTTGCCGGTCATGGTCTGACGGCCGGCGAGGTTGTTGGCCATGCCGTTGTAGTCGCGGGTGCTCAGGGCCAGATAACGCTCAAAGGCTTGGACGCCTTGCTCGTTAAAGATCGCCTCACACTGGGCAACATCGTCAAAGCCGGTGGCAGCTGCGGTGCGTTTGACCACAAGGGTGCCTTGCTGGGCGGCAACGTTCATAACCGCAACGTTGATATCCGACGCCAGTTTCTGCTTGGCGGCGTTGCCAAGACGACCTTCTTGCAGGGCATCGCGGAGCTCGGTGGCGTTCATCGTCCAAGGAGACGACTTGGCATAACCGATAGTTGCCGGAACGGACAATTGCGTCATGTTCTGGAAATTGGCGGTCTGGTCGGTGCCATCAAACGTCTGCGCAATGTAGGGTTGCGGACGCCAGATCACGTCGCTGGTGCGTTCCATCATCGTCTGATCGGTGTTGTAGATCGAGACGTTGTTGGACAGGACAAGCGCATCGTGGAAGCCTTCCAGCATATCCTCAAAGGCGACGCGCTCTTCTTTGTTAAATTCATTAGCCATGGTTTATTGCTCCTGTAATTCGAGTTTAGGAGGCTTTGCGCTGTTGCCGTTTGTACGCGGTGACTTTTGTGTAGTCACCAGTCTTCTCGGCTTCGGCGCGTAGCCGATCAAGGGTTGAGTCGACCGAGCCTGATTTAGGCGCGGAACCGCTCACGGTTTTTTCCGGAGGCGGTGCTGCCTTGCGATTGGTCACTTTCAATTGAGTCTCCAGTTTAGCTACCGCAAAGGCAAACTTTACGGGGTCGGTGATTGAGGCGAGTTCCTTAACCTTCTTCGGGTTCTTGCCCAGCGCATAAATTACCAAGGCCGAATTCTCAGCCCCTTGCACGATGATGCCCTGCTGGGTGATGTTGAGCGATTCAAAAACCGTAGCTTCTGCATCCTCAAAATCTTTGACCTTTAGTTCGGCTTTCGCCTTACCGTAGCCATCCAGCTTTGCCTGCCAAGCTTTCTGCTGCTCTTTCTGAGCGGCTTCTACTTCAGCAGCTTTGGCGTCGGCCTCCCGTTTCCGGTCGTACCATGCCACCACCTCGTGCTCGAACTTCTCCGTGTCATAATTGAAATCGTCCAGCTCCGGCTTTGCGCCAACCGTGACCGGCTTTGTCTCAGTCGTGGTTGTTGCAGCTACCTTTTCTTTCAGTTCCCGATTCTCGCGGACCAGCTCGCGGTGATTCTTGCGCAGTTCGCGCACCCATTCCGGTGCTTGTTTCTCGTCTTCCTCAGGAGGTGGCGATTCCTCCCCGATAGTGACAACCACTTCTTCAACGGTGCTTTCCTTGGTTTGCTGCTCGCCTTCGTCGGCAGTTTGTTGCTCCTGCTCGCCTTCGGTTTGCTGCTCTTCGGTTTGCTCTTCGTCGTTTAGTTGCTGTTCGCTACCTTGTTCTGCCTTTTTCATTTTGACCCCTTCTAAACTCACCGATTACTTGGCTCGGCGGAAACCATGCGGATATTATGGCGCCTGCAAAATGCAACCGCCAAGAAGTATTTAGCGCCTTTTACTGCGCAGGCGGTGACGCATTGCCAAAAGTTCGGATCACTTCCAAAGCCTGAGCAGATTCCGCTTGGTCAATCTCGGATGCTATTTTCATGGTGTTGGCCTTTGTCTCTTCTGCTTTGGCCACAGTAAGCACCGTGTCAGCCCGCGCCTTGACTGCTCGCGCTTCCTCAGCTGTTGCCGCGGCCTTGAGGTATTCGGTGTTGGCATCTGGCGGGGTGTTCGCCGCGGCTTCGCTCAGTTCCTTGGCTTCGTCCTCGCTCGGCTTGACTACACCCATCTTGAGCAGCTTGCGGCGGAAGTATTCGCGGACCTCGCTGATGCCTTCGCCTTCCATATTCATCATAGCCATGGCACCGAGCACTTGTTTTGTCTCAGGGTCGTCGGTGATGCTAGCCATACCAGTCAATGCGCGAACCGTTGCGGCGCGCTTGCTGCTGCTCGATGGCCCGACTTCAACCGCCACATCCATCTTGACGTTGGAGAGATCGTTTTCTTCTTCCGTCTCGCCGGTGTCGGGATTGACAGACGGGCGCAGTAACTCAATTGAACCGATTTCCCCTTGAGCGCCAATGGTCTTCATCTTGCGGCCTTGCTCAACAAAGATATCCTTGGCCATGCTCAACCAGATTTCCCCGCTGCGCTTCACAGCCTTAGCCATGTTGCTCATGTAGATAAACGTCTGCATGTCAAGCTTGTTCTGGATCAGCTCAACCGCCTTGCCGCTTATGTTGGATTGAATTTGCTCGCCTTGTTCCTGATTGCCGAGAAGGTCGCGCATGTCCTGCTCGGTGATCTGCAACAGCGCCGCCATGGCTGGCGGGATTTGCGGTGCCCGGGTGTAGGCAACAGGGCCGCTAGCGACTTGCTGCCCGCTGGCGTCAGTGACCTGATTGATTAGCCGGTACGGGTAGTCCTTGACGTTGTCCTCTGCCCACATGACTTGGTGACCGGCGATCTGTTCCGGGGTCACAATCGGCTTCTCAACACTCGATAGCGCGCTAATCTCGCCGAGCTTTGACAGTTGCATATTCTTAAGACGCTGAGTGTCTGTGGCCAGTCGGACGTGACCCATGCAGCGTTCCACGTTATCGACAAACCACCGCTTGCCGTACACGGGCACAATCGGAATGCAGGTGCCGGCAATGTAACCGCAATCCTCAAGTACTTTGCTACCGCTCAGGAAATACTTATGCACCTTGCGTATCTTAATCTTCTTCTCGCGGATCAGTTTGCTACCTGTAGCGAACAAGCGTTCTTCCAATGCTTCGTCAGCATCAAAGTCGGCTTGGCGGTAACGGGTTTCCTCGCCGTCCAATGCTTGCCAGATTTGCACCGCCTCGGTCTTTTCCTCAAGGCGGTAATACTCAGCAACAAAGATCACGTCCGGAGTCATCCAATCGAACTCGCATTGGTGGATGGTTTTGTTCCACGATGCCGGGTCATCGCCCCACTCTTCTTTGTATGCCGATGGCGTCAAGCTGGTGAGAACAAAACAACGCTTGGCATCCGACTTATCCTGCCGCTTGGCATTCAGGTCAAAGAACACCGAGCTATCAGCATCAAAGATCGGTTCAATGCGGATTCGCTGGCGCTCGTCTTCCGGGTCTTCGTCGTCCTCATAATCAGCGCGCAAGCGCCACGCCCCGAAGCCGCCGCCAACCGCTTCTTCAAAGGCATTATCATAAGCTTCTTCTGCTACGCTGTCCTGCTCGTCGGCGCGGTAGAGGCCGTCGCAAATGTCCGCGAGCTTGTCATACTCGGCGCCTTCTTTCGGGACAAAATCAACAGTAATTCGATTGTTGCGGTATTCGTTAATGATCCGAATGACTGCAAGGTGAATCTTATTGACTTCAAACTTCGGCTTGTTCTCAAACTGGTCGCCAAGCGGGCCTTCCCATTGCGCCCCCGGGATGGAATAGAAGCGGCGATCCTTCAAGCATTGCAGGCGTTCATCCCGCAATGCTGACTGGATATCGTCAAACTCTCGCAATGCCTCGGCATGAATTCCAGCAAGACGTTCTTCTTTGGTTTGGCGTGCCATGTTATTTCCTTCCAAAATGATTGAGTGATGGGATCGGCATAACCACAGGTACTTTAGTCGGCTTGACGGTGCCCGGGAATAATGCCGTTAGCGCCCATATCAAAGCGTCCGCGCGGTTCGGGCTCTTGTCGCCTAAGTATCCCACGGTTGAGAAAGCAGACAACTCGTCTTCTAGCTCCCGGAAGATGCCAACGTGTCGAACCTTGCCTTCTTCATATAGCGCGCTAATCGGTTCAGCTCGCACAGCTTTGCCGCGGGATGCAGTCACGGCTTGGAACGGTGTGCGAGGACGAGACGTCTGGATGACATGCTTGACCATTGCGCCGCCGTAGTTCGTTTCCCCGACGACCATATCCGCAGCATGACGGTCGAATGCTGAGGTCGCCACCCTGCCCCATGTTGCCGGCCCAGCCTTGACCGTGCAATCTTCGAGAACGTAGCAATTGCCATCAATGCCGAGGCCGACCACGACTATGCCAATGGCGTCGTTCTCGGTGTTGTCGGCATCGTCGCTGCCGGACGGATCGACCGCCACGACCACGCGCACCAGCTCAGGCACTTCGTCCTCATGCCGGTAACGGTCGATTATCTCGTCCGAGAAAAGCGCATTCGGGTTGGCGTCGGCGAACTCACCGACCAAGAAACGCTTGCGCAACCGCGGGCTCAAGCCTTGCAGCGTGTCGAGATATCCAGCTGACAAGTTGTCCGCGTTGTCCTGCGGGTTCATTTGGAAGCAGACAAAGTCTTCCGGGTTCGACAGCAGCTGCTTTGTCTCAGGATCAATCTTCTTGATGAAGACCAAGTATGTCCAGTGCGACTTGTTCGGCGGGTTGCAGTCGTAGTACATGCGCGGCTTAAGCGGCTGCGACTCGGCGTCCTTGACCAACGTCATGGCGAGCTGCGCCAAGCGGGTCACCACCATGTTGCGGCCGTTCCATGGGATTTGGCTGCACTCGTTGAGATAGATGGTGGCGTACTCGTTGCCGAGAATTTTCTCGGTGCGTTCCTTGTCGTCCAAGCCGCCGAACCAAATCTCGCTGCCGTTCTCGAAGGTGACATACCAATCCGCCTTGCTGAGTTTCCACTCAACGCCCGGGAATGCTATCTCCATAACCTTCGGGAAGGTGTCGAAGATGATGGATGACTTAATGTGGTTAAACCGGAAGCGTAGGATGCAATGCCGCGACTTCGGGGCCTTGAGTGCCCGCATGACCACATTGCGCACATGTAGAAAGGTCTTGCCTGAGCGCGAACCGCCAAACAGCATGCAATGCGTCGCTATGCCAGCTAGAATGCTAACGGCTTCTTTCTGTTTGGCAGTTAGCTTGAAGCTCATTGCAACGGTGCTCCCTGCTCGTAATGCTCACGACCGTCCAAGGCATGATGCACCACCACGCCGTCATCCAAATCCACATCTGGGTGACACCAACAATCCTGCTTGAGTTCATGCTCGCGCAGATCACCAACAGGATAGACGTGCCGCACTTCAGTCACACATCCTCCAGTCGTCGCTTGGCGAGCCCAAGCAGGAAATATGCCGTTGTCGCAGGCTGCGGTGATTGCCCCAGCAGGCCGATTTCTACCCGCCCGTCGCCGCAGTCAATGGCCCAGACGAGATTATGCGCTGCGTCATAGTTTCCGCCCTCTATGCTTTCGGCAAGTTCGCGCAAGGCGTCCGGAAGGTTCTGGCATGCAGGCCTATCCGGGAATTGGACAACCTTGAGCGTCATAGCGCAAGGTCTTCTTTGCTGGCGACAATGACAAAGCTAGCAGGCTTCTTGCCATCGGGATCGGTCGGGGCAATCTTCGTCGGCTTGTCAAGACCGAGCAACTTGCGTTCCGACTCGTCAATCTTAAGTAGGCGATCCACTGCGGCGAGCACTGCGCCGTTGTCTTTCATCGGCACGCGCACTCGCTGCCCGTCGATCTCGATTGGCAGTTGCGTTACCGGGTCGCGAATGTAGTCCTGCACGACCTCACCGGCATTGACTAGATAGTTGCGCGCTTCGAGTACAGCGAGCACTGCTTTGCGTTGCTCGGCGAGGCGGGCAAGGTGCATAGCAACCACGTCTTTTGTCTCACCGCGGAAGATGGCGGAGATGCCTTTGTTTATCAAGCGTCCGGCATACACTGGGCTGATGCCCATAACTTCGGCTACCTTTTCCTTGCTATAACCAAAGTCACGTTGCAGGCGCATTGCCTCGGCAATCTTCTCCGCTGTTTCGGGAAGAATGTCACCGCGGCACATTTTCTTTTTGGTTCTTGGTTGCATGACAGTATGCTAAATGGGATTGACGATTCGCCCGAGGATAAGCGAATCGTCTCCGAACTGTCAAAGGGTCAATAGAAGCTTAGCGACACTGCTCCCGGCATTGAGTCATACAGGCTTCATAGCGGCTCTCATTGGCGCGTCTTAGCTCACGATGCTTGGCAAGCTGCTCGAACTTTCGCTCGTCATACGTCTTGCCTTCTGCTGGCCAAGCGATGACCACAGTTATGCCGAACATCAGCCTGAGAAAGAATACCGCGGCAGGTTTCCAGTTACAGTGACGCTCGCCGCAAGTGCAGGTTCTTCCTTGATTACAGTTTTGGTTACAACTCATACTGATCTCCCGGCAATGTTAGCAATAGCAACAGCAAACGGCGCAGCAGGCAAACCATTGGCGTACTTCTTGCGCTCGCGCCAATCCTTAGAGCGTTGCGCAGGCGTCTTCTTTGGCACCAGCTTGTCGCGTGAGCCAAGGCCGTAGAGATTGACTCGTCGCCCAGCGTTGTCCCAAGCGTAATCCACCACAGCAACAACCTTGGCGGCTTTTAGCACGTCTATCAGCTTGTAAGTCGATCCAATCGTCATGCCAAGATGCTTTGCAATTGGTGCGATCTTCTGAGGGCATTTGTCCAGCAGCTCAATCGTGCGGCGATAGTTCACCGGAATATAGTTGCGACCGAGGCGAGCATAAGCGGCATCAAGTTCCATTCGGCATTCCTTTCTTGTAGCCAAGCTCGACAAGGAGGCGTTCTCGGAAGTAGATTAGAAACACGTCGGCGGAAATATCAACCGGCGTTCTAACTCGGCGCGGCCTTCCCCCATCCTTTTCCGAGATTGTTCCCTTTATCTCAATCTGTCCTAGCATAACAATCCGCCACTTCACACTATTCTTCTTGTAGAACAAAACCGGTTCTTTTCCACCTTGCGCTTGTCTCGTCGTCTGTTCCCACCAGTCATCGACCTTTAACGTCTCTTGATGCTTCACTTCCAACGCTAACCAATCTAATCCAACAATGTCATAACCGCCCTTATGCGCTTGGATCGTGTTTCGCTGCAATAGCGGTATCTGATCCTGAGGACATCCCAGCGCGCCATAAACCTCATTGACCACAGGTTGCAACATCTGCACCACTTGACGCTCGGCACGCTTCCCCTTCTCCCTGCTAAATCCACCTGCTACCATTTCCGTTTCCTTTCTGTGTTTGATACTGTTTGGTGATTCCTTAAAACGCATTTCCTTTGGTAACTGTATAATTTCTTTATGTTTTTATATTTATGTTTTACGTTTTATGAATTTTATAACAATCAATTACATTATCTCGTGGATTAGATTGTTTTTTCCTGTTAGG